TCCCGACCTCATGGGCGTCCGGCCGGAAGCTGATCAGCACGCAGCTGCTCATCTTTCTCATGCCGTTGTCGCCTCCGTGTTGTAGCTGCTGCTCAGCCGCATGGATCCCTTCATGGATTCATAGGCTTCCTTCAGCTGGTCATAGTTCGGCGGGTTTCCGATCCGCATATTGCACCAGGTCGCGATCGCGGTGGTCACCAGTTCGTCCGTTACGGTGCTGTTGTCCGAAATCGTCCACACGCCCGTCTGGGCGTCCTGTGTCCGCTCGATACTGATCACACCCGGCAGGATGATCTCGCTCGTCCTGGTCAGATCCAGCGCCGCCGCTTTGATCTGCATGATGATTTCCGCATCATATCCGTCGCCGCTGACCGGCAGCATGGCCTTCACTTCTGCAAACATCGTTATCCCTCCGTCAGTTGAGTGTCTTTCCTTCCAGTCCCTGGATATCCCCCCGGATCCGCTTTCCGTCCTCCGGCCAGATCACGACCGCGCCGACGTGCCCCACACGGGCCGTCGGTTCGCACCAGATCTCGTACCCCAGCCCCGCGGCTCTCTGGCAGAACGCCAGGTCCTCGCTGGCCTTTTCCGTCGGCAGGAAGCATTTCCCGTGGTAATTGTTCAGGACTTCCCCCAGCGCCTGCACCGGCGTCAGCACGCACGCGAAACCGCAGCAGCTGATCCGGAACGTTTCGTCCGGGATGTGGTCCTCGTCGAAACGGTCCACCGTCGGCTCGATCCGCTTGAAGATCGTCGGCAGGTAGGGGTTGTGGCGTGAAACAAAGCGCCCGCAGATGATCTGGTCCGTTTTCCCGCTGATCGTCAGATCCTCCAGGATGGAATCCGCAAAAACCATATCGTCGTCCAGCCACAGCACATGGCTGAAGCCGTTGTTCACCGCGTGCTTCGCCAGGTTGTCCCTGGCGGTGTGCACGACCGTCCCCGATATGATCTTGACCTCGTACCAGACCTTCTCCGCCGTCAGCCGGTTCATCAGCGCCACCAGGCTCTGCACGAACTCCGCCCGCATCACGTCATAGCACGGGACCGCGATCAGCAACTTCTTGATCATCCGCGTCTCCTTATTTCTTCGCGGCTTTCGCCGTTTTCGCCGGGGCCTTCGCCGGGGCTTTCGCCCGGGTTTCCCGCTTCGCGGGCGCGGCCTTCTTCTCCGGTGCCTCGATCTGCTCCCGGATCTTCACCGGTTCGGCCAGCCCCGTCTGAAACAGGAACGCCGCCCGGGCGGGAGTCACATCGACCACCACGCCGGCGGCGCCCTTTTCAATCCGGTTGTACCGGGTCAGTCTGACCTTCATCAGGTGCTGGCCGGGGTGCCTTCCTTGCTCAGGCGGACCAGCCGTCCGGGAGCGGTCACGGCATGGCCGGCGTAGACGCGGCCCACGATCTTCTGCAGATCCCGTTCCGCCAGGGAGTAGGGATCATTGATCAGCTTCAGGCCTTCGCCCGCGGGGAAGTTGACCTGCACGGCCTTCAGATCACCCACGATGGCGTATACGCCGTTCTCGCTCAGGGTGGTGATGGCGGGGATCGCGCTGGTCGGGATCACTTCCAGACCGGCAAACGGATCCACCGCGAAGTTGCCGGCGGCATACGCTTCGATGAAGGCCACCTTGGTCAGGGGGTTCATCAGCACGACGTTGCCGGTGGCTTCGTCGCTCAGGTTCGCCAGGGCCGTCGCGATGGTGGTCAGGCTCGGGTTCATCTTCACGATCGGGATGCCGACAGCGGCCGCCTGGTTGCTGGTATACGCGCAGTCCTTGATGTCCGCCACGATGTCAGCAGACAGCTTCTTCGCGACCTGGTAGGCGAGCTCTTCGTACACATAGCGCAGGAAGCCTTCGCCGGTGGTCTCGATCATCTCGTCCGTGACGGTGATCCACTTTTTGATGTTCTTGGGGATGATGGTCACGATGCCCAGCTCCAGCGCTTCCTCGGTGTGGGCGCTGGTGCCTTCATCATGCACATAGGCGGGGTCGGCGGCCTTCTCGAAGGCGACCTTCACGTTGCCCTTGAATCCGGTCTTGTGGACCAGGGCCATGATCCGCTCGTTCTCCCAGGCGTGACGGACGATGTCATCCACCAGCACGGGCACCGGCACTTCGCCGTAGGTTTCCACGTTCTCGGTCATCAGTTTCCGGAGCTCGGTGTCATCCGGCTTGCCCATCAGCTCGCTCTTCAGGTAGTCAGCATAGGCATTGGTGTACTCTTTGCTGCTCCGCAGTTCTTCCAGATTCATTTTCTTTACCTCCACAATTTCTTCTTTGGTTTTGCCGGCGCCGTTCGCCACGGCCTCCAGCTCCTTCTTCCGGGCCTCTTCGGCCTGCTTCAGCTCGTCGAGCTGTTCGTTCAGCCGGCCGGATTCCTCCGCCAGCTTCCGGGCTTCTTCTCCCAGCGCTTCCAGATCGGCTTCCGGCGTTTCCAGCGCGGCGTCGATCTCAGCCTTGCGCTGTTCGATCTCGCCCTGACGGTTGATGATTTCCTCACTCGTCATGGTTCTGGTCTCCCTTCAAAAGTTTCCGGATCTCTCCGATCCTGCGCTGCCGCTCTTCCTCGGCCTGAACCTCCTTCAGGGCCTCCGCGATCAATCCGTCGCCGATGGTACGGCTGCTTATTTCAGTGGCGTCGTTGGCCGGCAGCGACACCGCAGAAACGTCGTAAAGTTTGCCGATCTTCGTGATCGTCCGCAGCACGGTCACATGGCCGTCCGCGTCTTTGCTCCTGTCCTTCTTTTCCCCGGTTACGGTGAAGCCGAAGCTCATCTTGTTGGTGTAACCGCCGGCAATCTCCTCGTACAGCTGCCGGCCGATCTCCGTGCCGCCCAGGTCGGCGGCCACCTTCAGGCCGTGATCGTCGCTCTCCAGCTGCAGCGTCCCGTTGGCGATCCGGGCGAACACCCGGCCCTCGTGGTCGTACTGCATGATCACGTCCGTCATGTCCGCCCCGTCGAACGCGTGCGGATCCACCTGCTCGTTCACGGTCACGTCCTTGTCCCGCATCAGCGTGTACGGCTGGTTGTAGGTCGTGGCGTAGCCCTCCACGATCATCTTCCCGTCGTCGCCGCTGCGGATCTCCATGCCTTCAAACTTCCTGTACTCGCGCCTGTCAGTTTTCACCGGCATCGCTCTCACCTCCGTCATTGTTTCCCGCCTTGTCCGCCGGCGGGTTCGCCGCGTCGTAGTATTCCCCCCTGGCTGGAATCTGATCCCCGAGGGGGGCCGGCAGCGGCGCCAGGTTCATGATCTCCCGCAGCTCGTTCCGGGTCATCAGCCCGCGGTCCGCGAATGTCTGGATCGCCGTCAGCTTGTCGCTGTTCGACATGTACTGCAGCCGGTTGCTCGAGAAGAAGATCCGGTTCCCGTACTGCCGCTCCCGCTCCGTGAACAGCATCCGGGTCAGCACGTCGCTCAGCTGCAGCGCCAGCCATTCCACCGCGCCTTCATAGAACGCCAGCCAGGCGTCGCCGTAGGCCTTGTTCTGGATCACGTCCTCGTTCACCGCGAAGTAGTCGAACACGTTGCCCTTGATCAGCGCCATCTGATCGGCGTCCACCTTGTAGGCTTCCTGCTTCAGCTGCTGGATGTTCTTGTAGGTGTTCGGGAACAGGATCGCGCCGCCGCTGGTCTTCATGTTCTGGAACGTATACTTGTTGAACCGTTCCATCTCTTTGCCCAGATCCTCGTCCGTGGACCAGTTGTCGCTCTGGGCGCTGAACCGGTAGCTGGCGCCGTTTTTGATGCCTTCCATGATCCCCTGACGCTGCATCTTGATCAGGTCCAGCGTGGCCTTCATGGCCTCATTGGTTTCGCCGAACAGCTCGTTCTTGTACTGGTACCGCGTCAGGATCCCGACACGGTCCAGCTCCACCGCCGCCTTCTTCTGGTTCCCCAGCGTGAAGCGGATGTACGGCTGCCCTTTGTATTCCACGACCTCCCAGCTGTCCGGGCAGATCCCGATCACGCCGTTGGTCTCGCCGTATTCCCCGATCACCGGCACAATAAAAGCCGTGTTCCTGCAGTACAGGATCACGGCCTCCCGGTACAAAAACTGGCTCCACGTCTGGAAGTCGTTCGGCGCGATGCTCAGCCGGTTCCGAAGGTTCGGCTTCGCCGTTCCCTGGATGTTCGGCTGCAGCTTCGCCGCGTGCCGTCCGTGGGCATCGATCGCCGCCCGGATCAGGTCGCTCTCGAAGATGCTCCCCGACCAG